GCTAATGGCTTTAACAAGTGTCTTATTTAATGTGGATGATATAATTTTTGCAACCTTTAAAGGTGATGATGCAGCAGTCGCATTGAAACCAAATGCAAACACAACCTTTAAATACTCTGAATTAAACAAAATATCAAACTTTTCACCAAAACAACTGATAACTGAAAACTGGTTTGAATTCTGTGGAAACATATACTTTGAAGAAGAATGGTTTTATGATTTTGTAAAGTTAGGGAGAAAAGTCTTGAATAGAGGTTTTACAAGCAGAAATGATTTAGAAGATTACCAAAACAGCATAATAGATAAATTGAGACAATATATAAATTCAAGTTCAAAAATAGATAAAATATTGTCAGAAATTTATGGCTGTAACGAAGCAACAATTAATTCAATTGTTACTCAATTAGGTGCATTCTCATTCACTAAATGGGAACACATAGATAAATTACTACAGAATGTAGAATTCACAGAAACACAATTTGCTTCAGTACCTAGAAAAATCACAAGTAGGGAACAATATAGCAAAGTAGCAGATAGCTTATGGGATAAGATGCAAAGAAAGATCTCAATGAGCGAAGCTACTTTCGGAGCTGCATAGCCGGAAATAATCTTAATTCACAATTAATCAATGAGCGATCAAATAGACGACAATTTTGTAGATATTACCAGTTCTCAAATCACAGCAATTAAGACAATTTTAAGCAAAAGATGCCAGCCAGAAAAACAACAACAACAACAGTTACCACCACAGCCAAAGGAAAAAGAAATAGTGGAAAAACAATCATCAATGTACCCCTCGTCAAGACCATTAATCAACAAAAACAAAGAAACAGGAAAAAGCAAACGAGAAATGCCTTCAAAAGGCCGAATGCCGCTGCCAAATACAAATCCTATGTCAACGCTGCCCTTGAACTCAAGAGCGGTGAAGCGTCTGAGATAGCATTGATGAGAAACATTTGCATGCCAGGAGAACAAGACCCAGTGCACTTTGTAGATGGTTTTAGTAGTGACCCAGCCACATTAGCAACTCCATTAATGCGTTTGAGCCCACAATGGTCAACAGCAAACGGAGAACCTTATATGGGTTACCTTTTTAAAAATCCAGGATGCACATATATTTCTTTGTATGCAAATAGCGCAGCATTAAATTACAAGTACTTCTTTTATGGCTGTGGTCAAAACAGTGCAACAGATTTAATACCAACAAGCCCTGGAGTTTCATGGGCAATGTTCGTTCAAGCTAATGAAGCAGCATGGTTGAATACACCTTACACAAGACCTTCAACAGATTCTCAATTTAAACCACATGGAGATTACCAACTATCGTGGGTAGGCCACAGAGGAGACACAGGCGGAAACTATGTTTGGATAGAAACAGGCAGTGTGATTAACTTCGCTATTACAAACAAAACAGGATCAACAGCTGATGTCTCAGTTCAATTGTGGTACTCATATGAAGGAAAAGAAGAATTCATCGAAGAATTTGCAGCAGCAAATGTCTTGAATAATGCAACAGCAAATGTTGGAGCAACACCATTAACAACAACTTCAGGGTATTATGCATTTGCTTTCAAAGGAAGTGTAGATGGAAATTATACATTTAGTAATTCATACTATTCAGGATCAGGACCAGTTTATGGACATATGTGTATGAGCGGATATTGTGAAAATGCTACTAATCTCCCTTCTGTTCGGACTATTGGAACTAGCATTAGATTTTGTAACACCGCTTCATTCACAAACAATCAAGGTAGCATAGTAGCGAGACAAATGGAACCAGGAAAAATGTGGTATGATTACAAAGACCCAGATGAACTTGCAAATATGAACAAAACTTACGATGAACCAATCAAAAGAGGATACTTTGGTTATGTTAGATGTGTTAGGAAAATAGACTTAGACTATCAAGACATCATGGAAGTCGAAAATGGAGACTTCAGAGGACCAAAACAATGCCTTAAAGACATGGGACCTTTTATAGCTTTCATCATTTCAATTGAAGACCCAACTAACAGAAGTGGTTTCATAGAAATTAAAGGTTCATATGAAGCTTTAACTCAAAATAATTGGTTTAACCCATCCAAACCAAGAGGAGAACCAGTAGATGCACAAAGAGCAGTTCAATTATGTCAAGATGTAGATAATCATGTGGAAAACCCAACACACATTCTAAAAATCCTCAATGCAACAAGAAATATTGTACGAAAAGCAGGAAAAACAGGTTTAAATCTATTACCAGCAGCAGAAATGGTTGGCAATGGAGTGGGCATGGCTTTTGGTAACCCTTTAGCAGGAACAATGATCACAGGAGCAAGTAAAGGATTTTTAAAACAAATGTCCAGAGCTTAGTATTAGCGGCTAATAATGAACAACCAAATGAATAATTGTTATTGTGACCCAATGAGACCTCATTTAGGTTGCGAAATTCACCCACCATCACCGATAATCTCTAATAGACCTAAATCAGAAATGATTGAAACTAGAGAAAGTCAAATTACATTAAAGAATCAATTGTCTGATGAACAGTTAGCATTATTAAACAAACACAATGATAAGATAAATCCTGATGAAAACTATCAAGTATTATATTGGAAACTAGACCAACCAAGAGAAGTTTATTGTGAAAGAGTCCAATTCGTAAAATTTGATGTAGACATTCTAAATGTCATTTCACCAGAAGATCCAGCCAAGGTATGGGAACCGTGCAGTTATGGGAAGTCAAAAGTATTCTGGAGTTATGTAAGGCTTAAAACAAGCAGTTACTCTAGGCCACAATCTTTTGAACTCAAAGCAAATCACCCTTCAGAAATGTCAATTGCTTTAGGAAATAGATTAAAAGCTTACAACATGAATGCAGTGTTACTTCCCGAAATAGTCATCAAGCCAGATGTTTTACAGGATTGCTATTGGAGAACTCTCCACTGGCTTGCGCTAGCAGAGGGTAATTAATGAGCAATTCCTTCCTTGTCACTTATCATTTCTATGGCGGAGAAAAATGCGGACCATACATTATCAGACATTGTTACAGCAATATTTGGGCAGCAAAACTACCCACTAATGACTCAGAACTCATCTTCACCGGAGATTCTTCAAGACTCTCAGAATTCGGAAGAAACCTCAGTGATGGTTGCAAACGACTTTACATTGACTACAAAAAGCTCGAAATCCAGAAAGCTTAAATACACTAAAGGACTTAGTAACTTATGTATATGTGGAAGACCAAAGCAATTAAATTTCAAAAATTGTTGTAAAAATTGCGACCCAGAAACAGAATATGAAAAACACACAGTCTGGTGCGATTCAAAAGCCAGAAAGAAACGACAAGGTTTTTATGACTTGGAAGGAAAACCAGCACAAATTTGTATTAATTGTGAATTTATTTGTACAGATATAGAGTCAAAGCATTGCTGTGTTTTCTGCGCAAAAGAGCCAGAAACGCACACAAAGTATTGTATAGCAAAGCAAAAACTCTAAATATATTAAAATTTACTTTTAGGACAGCCTATCAAGAACTAATCAATCTTAGATAACGGGTACCGATCCCGTCCTAGGCCAGGCTTTCAACAAAAGAAAACCGTTGAATTCCGTTGTTGAATAAGAAATAAACATTTGCGGACTTTCTTATTATGGAATACATCAGAAACTTCCAAATCTGTTGATTACAGTACCATGAAGACTATTTAAAAATCGAGGAATAGTAATTGAATCTCTTTACAAAGATCAATTCAGTCTCACTATTCACAC